TACCGATGTGTTGGCTGCGGCGTTAACTGTAACAGAACCAACAGAACCCGTCGCGGACAATCCCGTGACAGGCACATTTGCTTCTGCAACTACACTAACGGAGCCTACAGCGCCTACAAGCTGGGGAAAATTATTACTGCCCCAGCCCAACTCGCCCCAAGTGCCACGGCCCCAGCCGCTTATTGGAACGATGACGTTTGTCATTAGGCTATCCGAATAATGGCGTTACTTGCGTCCGCTGTTGGGAATACAATCGTAAAGTCACCTGCGGTAGACGTTTTGTCGGCACCGAAGTCCAGTACCACTACCGAAGGGTCACCTGACGCCGTGTCATTAAAGATCAACGCGCCACGGGCTGTGATAGTCGCCGTGCTAAAGGTCAGATCATCAAAGTCGGTAAAGGCTGTTGTACCACTTGACGTTGGGTCAACACGGGTAAGCGCACTACCTTTTGCAGTGTATCCAGTTCCAGACACCTCGTTTGTTGCCGTATATGCTGTTGTTGCCGCAGTAAATGAGGCGTTGTTGTCATACAAAGCAAGGTTAAAGGTGCTACCACCTGAGTTTTTAAAGTTGTGAACAGCCTCAAGAAGCTCCTTCTTAAAGCTCGTGCACATGAAGTTACCAGTAAAGGCCATGTCACATTCTCCTTATGAGTTCAGCAAGGTCAGGGTGCCCCGCATCTTTGATTGCATTATATACAGTAGTTCGATCACTTTTAACAGCTTCGCGTAAATAGAACCCGACTAACTGTACAATACGCTTCTGAAAAGCACGAGCTTGCGCCTGTATTGCAGGATGTGCTTCATCCGAGACCGAAATAATTTTTTCTGCACACCGTTCTGCTATTTCTTCTGGCGTAAAGCCACGGTTATGAGTGGTGTGTACCTCTACCTTAAAATCTTTAGGTAAATCTATATTTAACTCTGGAATCATGTGCGTGGTTTCCTAATCTGACCGTAACGATACTCATCAACAACCTCTTGAGCCTCGCCAAGGTTCTTCAGTCTTGTGACCCCCTCTGCATAACGCTGATTGTACATCTGCATTAGGTTGGGATCCCCCTTCATGTAAGTATACGCCTCGACCAAAGAGGCATAAAGCAAAGTGATCTCTGCGTTTTCACTGAGCCAACTTGTACCACTGTCGGCTCCAGCCGTTAGCGAAGCAGGGCGATACAGATAATGAATGTCCACCGTGTAGTTTGCATCTGGTGTTGGCGCGAGAATAAAGTTGTCTACATCAAATTGAGCGTAATACTTAGGTTGACCTGTGGTTGTTGAATTAGGCGTGTACGTCTGCACAAAGTCCAAATCTTTAAACAACAAAAACTCTTTAGCCCCATTAACATCGATGCTTAAAGAAAACGGTGCAAGAAAATCAGATGGGGCACCTAAATACTCGTTGCCCGTGGTCATGGCCCCCGACTGATTTTTCTGAAACAGGTTAAGCTGCACACTTTTTAGTATGCGCTCCTCCGCTAATCGAATAAACAAAGGCAGGTTGTTTACGAAACTTGTCTCATCGTTTTCTGTGTAATCCTGAATGGCAGTCTTCAGTTCGCCGTATGTCATAGTCATGTCGTCACCGTAACGCTGCCGACCTGGCCTATAGCTCGAACACGTTCTAACTTAGGTGCTTCAACTGTCGGAATATCGACATACACCAATAACGCCTCGGCCTTATCGGGTCGTGGGTTGTGTAATGCTTGGGGATCTGGTCCCACACGAATAGGTTCTAGCTGCGGATGCTTTGGCTCAAACTCGTCAGGACCAACTAATGCACCAGTCCATTCACGTCTCATATCCCGCAAACGAAACCTAAACCCTGATCTATCAGAAATACCAAATGCATGTTTACCAGACGCGTATGCCATCAGACCCTCAAGTATCGAATGCTAGGTTGCAGTTTCAACGGAGTACGACCCTCGTCCTCGTCGGCTGCGCGTTGGAACTCTTCTTCATACACAGCTTTTAAATACTGTAGACGTTCTGGCGCACGTTTCATCCCGATGTAGTAGGCTAACCCCGCCACCATACAAGGATAAAAACGAAAAGGCATATCAGTAGTATTAACAAGGGTATCAGCATCGTCTATCCGCTGCACATAATAATAAACAATCTGGTCTGTTGAGTTTTCTGGAACAGCCCACAAATTAATTACAGGCTGTATCTGTCTGTCGAAATAGAATTGACTTGGTCGGCCTTGCGTCGTCTTATTGGGAAGTGTGGCATATTCACCACGACTGATCCGATCTATCTCGTAATCCGTACCATCTCTACGAAGCACAACCTCCAAGATATCCACAACATCCGCACCAAGCGTCTCTTGTGCTTGACCCAACGTAAGTGTGATCGTGGCTTGTTTTACCGTCCAGAGATTTAGACCACGGTTTGCCCAGTCGGCAAACATCAGGTTCAACGACCTCCGCGCCGTTCTGGCATCATAGCCCGTGCGAACCTCGAGGCCACAGCGTTCGTACGCCTCCTCGACAATCTCGCCAACGTCCATGTTAAAGTCGCGTGAACCTGAAGTAGCCATCAGTAAGTAGTTCCTTGTTTTATGCCAGACATCTGCACCGCAGGATTACAGCCGTCTACTTTACCACCGTACTTAAATCCTTTACGAGCCATGCCACCACGCATCATGCCCTTAACCTTGCCGCCTTTTTTAAAGCCTTCGACGCCTCGGCCTTTCAATATGTCTTTCTTTGTGACCTTACCGTCACCTGTTAAATCTGGGAAACTCATTTTTTACCCTTTACCTTACCGCCGCGCATCATCTTGACTTTACCGCCACGCATCATTTTCTTCTTTGGCTTGCTGACCGCGCCACCGCGCATCATTTTCTTCTTTCCACCGCGCATCATTCCAGGCATATCAGAGTCTCCTTTCTCTCCGAGCTAAGATGTGTCTTTCGTAATCTTCTTTATCATAGTTTGTATAATACCCTAGTTTTTCCAACTTTGCAGCAGCGTTTTCTAATTCACTCCACCGTTGTATAAAAACAATTGCATGTTCACGCAAATGCGCCAACAGCCATATATCAATACCCGCAAAAGTAAAAAACTTATTCAAGGCCATACATTCTTCTTCAAGTTGATCGTAGTCGTTATCGTAGTCATAGTCAAAAATCATGGTGACTTTGTAACCTGTACGAAAAAACTTCGATGACTCACTCAAAACATCTGCCCACAGGTCATCAGTCACAAGCATCTTTACTTCACGGTTCTGGTAAGCAGGTAAAGCAAACGGACAGGCAGCAACTCCGTTATTATGAACGGTAGGTTTTGATAACTCTTCTGCCCATTCCTGTATCAAAATACCCTCACTAAACCACCATTAGCTTTTTTCTGCTTCCAACTAATACGTTTTGATGATTTTTTCTTTTTAGCTGCTGACGTGCATTGTGCCATTGTTGGACGACATGCTGGATAACTTCTACGCTTCTCGCCCTTTTGACGACCACACGGCTTGCCAGTCTTACAATCGACCCAGCCTTTACCGTCGTTCTTGGAAAACCATTCGCGAAGAGAGTTTTTCTTTTTAGCCATTATGCAAACTTCGTCCCTTTACGACGACCCTCCATAACCTGACCACAACCAGAGGCTACCATACCACCGTTTCTATAACGGTTGCGTGTTGAACGTTTGGGGTTATCTACTGAAGCGACAAGTCCGCCGTCAGCCTTCTTTTGTTTTTTCTTTGAGTTACCCCAGTTAGCCGCACCAACTTTTCTGCATTTAGAAAGTGCCCCTGAAGCGTATGCGCTGGGCCAAACCTTGTATCGGCTTTTTACTTTGTGGTAACACGCGTCTTTTTTTGTTTTTGCTTTTTTGCCATTATTCTTCACCTCTGGAGGCTTGGAGATTTGAAAGGGCATCTGTCCACGACTGATCATAACTTGCTTGCCTTTCTGTCAATGTTTCAACAGCTTGAACCAAATGATCTATTTTCACGTCCATGACTTCTGTGCGTTTGTCTACCGTAAGTAACGTAGAAATCATCCACACAAGACCCGCAGATCCTAATGTTAAACCTGTGCCCCAAAACAAAAGCTGTACGTTCTTATCCATGTTCACCACTGCTTGCATGACCAATACTTGGCCTTTAGTTTATCTAATGTTCCTTTGTCACACCCGTGTCTTGCTCGGAATGACTTGCGACGTTTCGGGTTGTTCTTCTTGATGGTCATGTTGGCGTCCCCGAACCTGACGATCTTTTCTTTACCTTTATCACAGGCTTTCACAACAAACTTCTTGCCGCCAGACTTCTGACGCTTCGGCTTGTTACATTTCATCTTGGACTTGTCGATCTTTGCCATTACAAGCTCCCTTGTTCTTTAACCAAAAAGCCTTCACCAAATATTCCTGCTTCGGCAGTTGAACTGTTTGTTTTTGCTTGAAACTCAAGGGTTGTTTTTTCAGAAACCTTAAATGGTAGCACACGCATGATATCCATACGTTGGGCAAAAGTAGTTTCTGCTACATTAAATACACGACCGTCACTAAATGTGTTCTTATTAAGAAAGCTTAGATACTTACTTGCACCAGTAGCTGTAGCCGAGAAAGCATCAATTCTAGCTAAGTAAAAACTATGACCTGCGGGAACCGTAAATATTGCTGCTTGATTACGACCAGTCCCCGCTGTGATCTGAGCATAAACAGTAGCCCCAATCTTTGCGGTTACATCGCCAATACAATTACCCGATATCGTAACTAAGTCATTAATCGCTTTATAGCTGTTAGTTGTCGTTACAGTTGTCGTGCCGTTCAAGCTGATATTTTCAGCTACTTCGTTATAATCAGCATCTAAACCTATGATACGAACAATCTGTGTTGTGTCTCCCGCTGCGCTACTAGAAACGTCTAACGGAGAAGCGGTGCTTATTAAAGGCAATGCATCTGTGTTTCCCAACTCCCACGGAGTTGTAAAAGATGTTCCTATAGCCGTTGAAAAACCAAAAACATTACGAACACGATGCCCAGGGATTTGCCCCCTGGACACCTGAAGCTCAAACGGCTCAGATGTTCCGACCTGTGAAATGGAACGGAGATCGTATGCCATCGGATCCTCCTACGAAAGGATGATCGTTAGTTCATTAGCCGATCCTGTAAACGCTGAGACATAAACACCGCTACTTGCAATGATGCCATCATCAGGAATGTTCATTACATGATGGCCTGTAGGAAACTTTTGCGTAAGCAAAGTATCCCCGCTTGCACTTCCGTTTTTCAATGTGAAAGCACCCGCAGCCGCCGCGTAAATTACAACCTGCCGTAAACGTGATCGAGATGGACCGACAACTGCTGCTGTCGTTCCTTGAACCCAATTATACGCTGTTACTGGACCAGCCATGAATCACCTCCTACTAAGCGAGGTTATTGTTTTGCTGATACAGAATAGTAAACCGTACTTCTCCAGCAGTAGTTGCCGCCGACGCAGTAACCGTTAAACGAATGTCCGCAGTTCCTGTGTCTTCCCAAGCTAACGCCCCACCTGCTTCAGTGGTTGGATATTTACGACCTGCTGTTGTACCGCTTGCAAAAGTATTTAAAATTGAGGTTGCACCGCCTACTGTGTCTCCAACACTTAGGTTTGTTGTTGCGTTAGCCGCTGTAATCACATCGATCACGCAATCAATAATCTGAGAGTTTGCTGGAATAACAACGTCAGTTACTTGAGCCGCCAATGCACA